ATCCTTTGTTATTTTCAACCCCTGTTGATTCTCGGGTGCTACATACGCTCCAGGTTTCTGAGTTACACCTTTATCATTATATATAAAAAACTCTTCAACCGATTTAATAAACAAGACGCCAGTAGGATTCTTTTCCTTCTTAACTTCTCGTACTTTCCTAATTTTCCTAGGATCAATATATCTAATATCTTTAATCCCTTGTTTAGGTTGTTCAAGATCTATTACCTTATGGAAATAAATCTTTCCATCAACGTACCATCTTCTAAAGTAATCCTGGGCTCTATCCTTAAAGTCCAGGATATTCTTTATTTCTTCGAACTCAATGGTCATGCTTTTTCTAACACTTGATGAAAGTTTTACATCATCAAGGTTAATTTCAACTGGAGATTCGTTCTCCAATTGTGCAATAGACTCATTGATTATATCTTCTACTGCTGTATCTACGTCTGCCATTAAAGCAATATCGCGATACCTTTTTATTAATTCAGATTCGGTTTGAGCAATGCCTTCTACATCCATGTAGGTACCGTAGTACCCACCTGCACGTATCGATTCTATTGCACCATCATCGGAAGGTGCCACAAAGCTCTTTTCACTTAGTGGCGTCTCCTTCCGCTTTATTTCAAACCCAAATAAATCCATATTGTTCCCTTAAAAATTAAGGTTGACCACTAGGCTGTAACTGTCTCAGAAGCTCCCCCACCTGGGTTCGCCTTCGCGTCGTTCATGTGACTTGCTTCGTAATCCTGGTATTGAAACGTAACTGTAAACTCCTCAATGATGTCATTTTGTGCATATTGTAATGCAATCTCTGACATGTTTATTGGAAAGGCCTCTCGCAAGTCATATCTCATTAACTCGCCGTCGTTTCTATCTAGATGAGTAACTGATAAATCAGTCTGATACTCAGATGGCGTTATTGCCCCCTGGTTATCTTGTTTCTGATTCATCATTTCCATCCATGTTTCAAACGCGTGCCTTAATCCAAACGATGTATCGTTTACTATTGTTATTGTCCACGGATCAAATATTCTTTCACCTGCTAACTTAATTTCCCTGCCTCGGTACTGTATGATAGCAGGATTTACTGTTGATGCCGGAACACTTGCTCCTGTAACCAGAAGAAGTTGATCGCCTTCGGGCGTCATGCCACCTGGAAAAGTTAAACCTACTTTGAATTGATTGGGTCTTGCCCCACCGGATCCTAGTGCTGTTTTAAAACCTTGTATATCCATTTGTTTTCTCCTATTGTACTATTTATACATTACCCGCCAATCTCACTGAAGTTTGCACCAGTTCTTGTAGCAATAAAGTTAAGCTGTATAAAGTTGATAGCCTTTGCAGGTTTAACAAAAATGTCTGCGACAAATTCGTTTCTATCAATTACTTCGCCTGTATTATTACTGTTGTTACATATAACTTTAAAGTCATATATTCCTTTACGTCCTTGAACGTCTCTTAAGAATGGTGTAAGCAAACTTGTAAATTGTGCTCTTGTAAATGCGTCGTTAAATTCGAACAATTGGTACTTAGCTGCTGTTGCTACTGCTTTTTCAATAACAATGAATAGCCTTCTAACATTAATTCTATTAAATGCTGAAGGTGCGCTTAATAACGTCTTGTCCCCCAATAATACGATTCCGTTTCCAGGGCTATTAATAACAGGATTTATACCATCTTGGTATAAAGTATCTCTCTCTGCTTGAGTAGGATCCCACGCTAATTTTACAGCGTTTCTAATCTGTCCTCTGTTAAATCCTGCTGGTGAGTACCATGGATCTCTAATAGTGTCTGTGTTTGCACAAAGACCTGCTATGTCTCCATTTAATGGAACCCATCTAAATACATCATTGTATCTGTCGTATTGATATTTCCAGTTGCCGTCCATTACACTATAAGATGTGGAAGATAAAGCTGCTTTATCCCCTGTTACCTGTGTAACTTCGGAACCTGAATTGTTTACTACGGAACTAGATTGTGGTGATACGAATGCTATACAGTCTTTTCTGACTTTAGCTACGTTATCTTGTACCCACTTTTTAGTTACGTTAGACCAGCCACCTGTCATCACTAAGTTGACGTCAGTAGTTTCTGCGTCTCCAAATAGTGCGTAAGATGTTTGTACATCTCCAGCGTCTGGTGCGTCGTCAACACCACCTGCCAGGCTATCAGTAGACTCTGCTGCTGTAAATCCTGATGTGTATGCTGTACCTGCTGAAGCCGTGCCCCATGTCGCGTCTGATGCTGGATGGTCTGTCCAACGGATAAAGTCTGACTGTGTATTAATCACGTCTTTATAGAAATTTGATCCGCCTTGTAGGCCTTTTGAGTCAGAAGCTTTTGAAACTGCTTCGAATTTTTCTAAAATTGTACCTGCTACACCCGTAAACAAGCCATCTTCGTCTATAACAATAATGTGGAACTCATCATTTGAGCCACTGACTAATGCTACGTTCGTTGATGTCAAAGGTGCGCGAGTAAAATTGTCTTTGTAAGACCAATCTGTTGCGAGAACGGCTGTAGCTGTTGCTCCAGTTCCGCCTCCGCCACTGAAGGTAATGGCTGGTGCGCTCGAATATCCATTACCAGGGTTCGTTATAGTAATTGCAGTAACTGCACCACCACTTACTGTGGCTGTACCTGTTGCTGTAACTCCTGAACCTGGTGCTGCAAAAGCAACTGTAGGAGCTGATGTATAACCAGATCCTCCTGCACTAACTGTAGCAGATGCTACTGAATTAGTGTCATAGTTACTTGAATCAGCAAATGAAACCTTAAGCGTGTTGCCTAAAGCTCCTGGAAAACGTGCTGCCCACATACCGTTACTACCTTCACCTGAGCTATGGTTGTTATCATAGTCTTCTTCATTCTTGATTAAAACACCTGCTGTTGAACCTGCGTTCAATGCTGTAGTGTCGTCAAGTGAACGAACGACTCTTAAATTATTACCATAAGCCAAGAAACTAGCTGCTGTAAACCAACCCTCATAATTTGTAGAGTTTGGTTTCCAAAACTTGTCAACTAGATTGTTCTCTGAACTAATTGTGGTGATCTCGTCTGAAGGTCCCCATTGTGCGTCAATTACGATCGCGCCTATTGTAGTAGCGACTGCAGGAACAACACTTGTTAGATCCCTCTCTGTTACAAGAACACCTGGTGATAGCTGAAATGCCATGTTTTTCTCCTCGGTTTAT